GTCGGGTTTTTATAGAAGAATATTTACAAATTTGGAATGCCACTGAGGCAGCTAGGCGGGTGGGTTATAAGCACCCTAACACGGCAGGCCCTCGTTTGTTGGTGAATGTTAGTATTCAAGAGGCCATTAAGAAGCGCATCGCAACCAAGGCCATGAGCGCGGACGAAGTAATCCTGCGCCTAGCCGAGCAAGCGCGGGCCGATTTGGGCGATTTCCTGCTCCCTGTTAGTCAAGGCAAGGCAATCATAGATTTGGAGAAGGCTGACGGCAACACGCATCTGGTCAAACGGTACACGCACACGAAACAAGGGGTGACCATTGAACTTTACTCGGCCCAACGCGCATTGGAACTCTTGGGAAAAGCGCATCGCCTATTCACAGAAAAACACGAAGTTAGTGGCCCTGATGGCGGCCCCATCATGATAGCCGGTGTATCCCTGACAGAAGAACAGCGGGAAAAGGCCCTTGAACAGCTTGCCAAATATGTAAATGGATGTAGCGACGCTGGCCCACCTATATCAGAATCCTGACCAGGCATTGTGGCTGCCACTGCCTGGGCCGCAATTGGCGGCTTACATGTCCGAAGCCGACGAACTCTTCTACGGAGGCCGCGCTGGCGGTGGTAAGACCGATCTCTTGTTGGGCTTGGGCATCACGGTACATAAAAAATCCATCATTTTCCGCAGGGAGTACGAGCAACTCAAGGCCATTGAGGAGCGCAGTCGGGAGATCATCGGCGAGGCGGGCCAATACAACGGCCAGCGCAAGATGTGGCGCTTGCCCGGGGGCCGGCGGCTGGACTTCGGGGCCGTGCAGCGCGAGTGGGACAAGGACAAATGGAAGGGGCGCCCGCATGATTTGAAGGCCTTCGACGAGATCGCCGATTTCACCGAGAGCCAATTCCGCTTTCTGATCGCCTGGGCCAGGACGGTTGACCCCCATCAGCGGGTCAGGGTCGTGACGGCGGGAAACCCGCCCACCCGGGCCGAGGGCGAGTGGATCATAGGTTATTGGGGGCCGTGGCTGGACGATCAGCATCCCCACCCCGCCAATCCCGGCGAGCTGCGCTGGTTCGCCATCGTTGACGGGAAGGACGTAGAGCAGGAAGACGGCAAGGCCTTTGAATGGAAAGGCGAGACTATCCACCCGAAGTCGCGGACATTCATCCCGGCCAGCCTTGAGGACAATCCGTACCTGATGGAGACCGATTACGCTATAATTCTCCAGAACCTCCCTGAGCCGCTGCGATCGCAACTGCTTTACGGTGATTTCTCGATAGGCCACGAAGATGATCCCTGGCAGGTCATCCCCACGGAGTGGGTGCGGATGGCGCAGAGGCGGTGGGAGGGACGGGAGGGGCCGGACGTGCCCTTGACGACGGTGGGAGTGGACCCGGCTCGCGGCGGCAGCGACAAGACGGTGGTGGCGAAGCGATACGGCAATTGGATAGCGCCGTTGGGGAAACATCCCGGCAGCGCCACCCCGGACGGGCCGGCGGTGGCGGCGCTGACTGTTGAGGCTTTGGGCGACGACAAGCACGTGACCATCAATGTGGACGTCATCGGCATTGGCTCTTCGGTGTACGACACATTGGTTTCGCAGGACTTGCGCGTGGTGGGCATCAATGTCGCCGAGGGCACCACGGCTGTAGACAGGAGTGGGCGCCTCAAGTTCCGCAATGTGCGAGCGGAAGCCTATTGGCGAATGCGGGAGGCGTTGGACCCCGAGCTCGGGGATGATGTGGCGCTTCCGCCGGATAATGAACTCTTGGCCGACTTGACGGCACCCAGGTGGAAGATCACCACCTCGGGCATCCAGATAGAGAGCAAGGAGGACATCGTCAAGCGGCTGAGGCGTTCGCCGGATTGCGGTGACGCAGTGGTGCTGGCGATGTTGGGCGAATCAGTGGAGGCTGCCGGTGCCAGCTTCGATGAGGTTGACTACCATGCCAAGGTCAGGCGTTGGATGTATTGAACCGGGAGGACCGGATGGGATTGCGGGATAGGTTGCTTCAATTTGTAGTCGGCGACTACATTGAGCAGAGGGCGTGGGAGGCATACAAGGCCGGGGCCAGCGACGAGCGGACGGGTGAGGACGAACCTCCTACCGGCGACTATCGGGGCTACGGCTACCGCGGCTTGGGAACGACCCCCCGCGACCTGTCGAAGGTGACGCAGGACGAGGCCATTGACCGCTCGTACCGGCTGTGGAACTCCAACCCTTTGGCGAAGCGGATCATTGAGTTGACGGTGGACTTCGTCGTGGGTGAGGGGTTCGCCTACGATGCCTGGCACGGCGATGTCAAGGAAGTGCTGGCCCGCTTCTGGAACGACCCGGTGAACCATTGGGACCTGAAGCTGCACATGCGGGTCAGGGAGCTCGGACTTTTCGGTGAGCAGATATACCAGGCCTTCGTCAGCTCGGCCAATGGGCGCGTGCGGTTGGGTGCCGTCGACCCGAAGCGGGTGGAGGCCGTTGAGCAGGACCCCGAAAACGCGGAGGTGTTGACCGCGATCATTCTGAAGCCGGAGAAAGCGGGTGCGCCCAACAAGAGGCTGAAGATCATAGCCTTCGACGACGACACAGGGCGCTTGGAGGGGCTCAAGAAGGCAGAGGAGGGATTCGATGGCCAGTGCTTCTATTTCGCCGTGAATCGCATCAGCCACGGCAAGCGCGGCAGGCCAGACTTATTGCCGCTGGAGGATTGGCTTGACAAGATGGACCAACTCTTCTTCGACCTCCTGGAGTGGGTGGCCCTATTGCGGGCTTTCGTCTACGACATAACCTTGGTAGGTGCCAATGAGACGAAGTGCAAGACCCGGGCCACAGAGATCGGCACTCCCAGGCCAGGCTCGGCGCGGGTGCACAACGAGAAGGAGATCTGGGAGGCGGTATCCCCCGCCCTGCATGGGGCGGACATTACCCACGTCGTGCGGCAGATGCGGGTGCTGCTGTCGGGAGGCTCTGGCTTCCCCGAGTCGTGGCTGGGTGAAGGGGGAAACACTAACGTCGCCACCGCGCGGGAGCAACGCGAGCCGGTCCTGAAGATGTTGAAATCGCGCCAGGACTACGTGAAGTTCATGGTCGAGCACATCATGCGCTTCGCCCTGGACCAGGCTGTGGCCTTCAAGCACCTTGCCGAGGAGGTGCCCAGGCTTGACGAGCAAGGGAAGGAAACGGGGGAGATGGTCAAGGCGCGGGACGCTTTCGTCCTCCAGGTGCCTGATCTCTCCGTGCGGGACGTGGAGGTCTCGGCCAAGGCTCTGCTGGCGGTGGTGCAGTCCGTGGTGGCCGGGGAGGCCACCGGAGTCATCCCGCGGAAGCCGGCCCTTGAGCTGCTGGCCCAAGTGATGGCGCAGTTTGGTGTGGAGATGGATGTCGCTGCGGTGCTCGAGGAGATGGAAGGCGGGCAAGAAAGCAGCCTTTGGGAAGTCGTTGAGAAGCGGTTGTGGCAGGCGAGGGCCGCCGAGAGAGACAGTTGATGCCAAGTAAGCATCCGGCGCTGAAGCAGCGCGACAAGGTTCTGAGGCGCAGTTGGCGGGAGGACAAGAGCGCCGCCAAGGGCTTGCTTGACCGGCTCGCCGACGTCAACCGAAGACTGGCCGAGGAGCTCACCGTGCCCAAGGAGTGGGATGTCGTGGCGCTGGATGGCCTGCTGGCGGTGGTGCGGAGGCTGCTGGCCGACTTGGGCGGCGATTGGCAAGGCTATGCCGCGACGCGCCTGGAGGGAATGTGGCGGTTGGGCGAGGCCTCGGTGGATGCCACCATGGAGGCTGGCGGTTACCTCAACCTGGCCGCCCGCGGCGCTGAGCAAAGGGATGTCTTCCTCCCCCTCCTGCCGGAGGAACTCCTGAGGGCGGCCTCGAGGATCACCGCGGAACTCGTCGCGGGCGTGACTGAGCAAGCGCGGAGGCGCATCGTCTCCCAGATCGTCTTGGCGGTGTTGGGGGACAAGAACCCCTACGATGCAATGAAGGAGATCACCGACATCCGGGGAATCAAAGCGGATCCGGTCAAGGGCGTAGCGTATAACGCCGAGCGCATCGTGCGCACGGAGATGACCCGGGCCTTCAACATGGCCGCGCAGTTGCGGCAGGAGCAGTGGGCCGAGCGGGTCCCGGAGATGAAGAAGGAGTGGGTCTCGGCGCTCGTACCGGGGCGCACCCGCGATTGGCACGCGGAAGCGCATGGGCAGGTAGTGCCCGTGGATGAACCCTTCATCGTCATGGGCGAGGAGCTCATGCACCCCGGCGACCCGGCGGGCAGCGGGGCGAACACCATCAACTGCCTGTGCCGCTCGCTGCCGTTCATGGATGACTGGGGAAGTTGAAATGGATGATCATGACTTCTGGATGGCCATTCGTCAAGCATTGCTGATGCTCTTAGATGCGCTGGAGCGCAAGCTAGGGATTGCGCCGAGGACGGCGGAGTTGCGCAAATTGTGGAAACGTGGTATCATAGAGGAAATGTTTTCTGATAAGGGGAGTACTTCCTGAATTGAAGTTGCCGCTTGATCCAATCAAGCGGCCCAGCTCAAGCATCAATCCAGAACAATTGAATATTAGGCAGTCCGAATGGAACGCCGCTTTTACGGCAGCAGTCGCGCAAGCGAACGCCGCTGGGGAAAGCGGCGTTTTTTATTGCAAAGCTATCAGAGCTTATGACAAGTGGAAGGAGGTTGGGCAGATTCCATACGACAAGTGGTCTAAAGTCAATCCCGCCCTGAAGGGCATCAAGCCGAAGGTCACCCTGGCCCAGGCGAACATGATCGCTCGTTGGGCCGACCGGATCGCCAAGGGGGCGAAGGGCGTCAAGAGTCCTTGGGCGGTCGCCATTGGCATGTTCAAGCGGGCCTACAAGGCGCAGGACGGGAAATGGGTGAAAAAGGAGGCAAAGAGTGTGGACAAAAACAAAGGGAAGGAAGCGAGAGGCAAGCCCAAGCCCGTAGAGAAGAAGGGGATTTCCAACAAGTCTTGGAGCGAGGTCAACAAGAGCCTCTTGCCAGCTTCATGTTTCTTGATCGTGGGCGATTCGAAGAAGCCCACGACCTGGAAGCTCCCCTATCGCGAGGCCGACCCGGCGGGCGGCAAGTACGGCAAGGACACCCCGAGGGGTTTGCGGGGCCGATACAAGAAGGCCGGTTCCATCAACGCCGGGGCGATACGGGCCATATTGGCAGCCATCGGCGGGGCGCGGGTCAAGCCGGGCTCCAAGAAGCTGGTCGTGCCGGCCGATGTGGTGGCCAAGGTCAAGCGCATGGCCAAGCAGTTCGGCATCGGCGCTCCAGCGGAGAAGGGCAAGGAGGCCGTCTCGGGCGACGTGTCGGGGTTTATAGAGAAGGTGCACGCTGCTTGGGATGCTCAATATGGCGGCATCGATCAGCCCGTCGAGACCAAAAGCAGGGGCTGGGTGCACAAGATCTACGACGACCACGTCACCGTCAAGGCGGGTGATGACTTTTACAGCATCCCCTTCACTATGGAGGACGACGAAATCCAATTCGCCCCGAAGGAGGAATGGGACAAGATTGAGTACGTCGAAAAGGTCGTGGAGGGGCAGGCATCCGAGCGGGGCGTGACCGCCCTGGAGGCCAAGGACCCGGAGGGGAAGGTCTGGGAAGTCACCATCATCGGCCCGCGCAAGCCCGAGGACATCGTGGAGATCGGCGGGGAGAAGTACCTGCGGACGGCCAACCGACGCTACCTGTTGAGCGCCTTGGAGAAGGCGGCCCCCCTCTTCGAGGGTGTGAAGGTCTACGACAACCACCTCACGGATAGCGAGTTCGAGGAAAAAGAGGGCATGCGCTCGGTGGTGAAGGAATGGCTGGGCGTCATCCAAGAGCCTTGGTGGGAGGAGCCAGAGGTCAAGGGGCTGGTCAAGGTCGTGGACAAGGCAGCCCGCGAGAAGTTGATGGAGGCCAAGGAGTTGGGTGTCCTGGACGAGATCGGCCTGTCTTGGGACGTTCACTACAAGGGCATCCAGGAGACCATCGGCGACAAGGCGGAACAAGTGGTGCTGGAGATCACCAAAGTCAATAGTGTGGATGTGGTCGCCGACCCCGGCAGCGGGGGCGGCTTCAACCGCGTGCTCGCCAGCGAACAAACACAAAAAACGGAGGTAGAGAACATGACGAAACAAGAATTGCAGGAAATGTTGGGGGAGATGATCCCCCAGGCGGTGGCGACGGCTCTTAAGGAGCAGGCGCCGCCAGTGGAGGAAGCCGTTGTGGAGGAACCCGGCGAGGGGGAGCCTGCCGGGCAGGAACCTGTCGGGGAGTCCGGACACGGGGGGGACGATTACACGGGCGTGATCGAATCCCTGAAGGCCGAGGTAGACGAGGCCAAGAAGGAATTCCAAGAGGCCGCGAAGGAGGCCAAGCTGCAGGCTTGCGAGGCCAAGCTCGGCATGGAGCTGGAACGCTCTGGCCTGCCCGCGCAGTGGCAGAAGTCGGTGCAGAAGCGGTTCGAGGGACGCGTCTTCGAGGCCGCGGAGCTGGGCGAGGCCCTGGAGGAGGCCCGAGACCTG